GATAAAACAATTATTACAGCTTACGGTGCAGAATACACTTGGAACGCTAAAGATGAAAGGTATTATACATCTGATCATTTATATCAATACATAGGATTTGATTTTGATACTCCTAATGTCGAAAAACACGAATGGATGAAAAGACCTTTATATGCAGTTATGCCGCCTTGGATGGTAGAAAATGTTGGACCTAATATGCCCGAACTACTGCCTGCTACTAAGTTTGCTTACAATTTCTCATTTAGCGATAAGTGTTTTATATATGATGAAGACTTTGATGTCTTTCTTATGGAAGAAGATATGATAAAAACTTGGAAACTAGTAAAAGATGGTTGGACATTTGTGCATCCTAATACTACTAGACCACTAATAGGTCACTTATATGTATCTGTAATCAATGATGATCCTCATAAAGAGAAAGTAAGAAGAGGATACATTAGAGGTGCTTTAGGAGAAAACAATGAATGGAGCTTGCTACATCAAGAAGTCCGAAACATACTTAGATATAAAAATGATCCTGAGTATAAAGATACTATATCTAAATGGGAAGATTGGTTAAAGATTAAAGTGGGCGAAAACAGTAGGCATCGTAACTATATTCCAGATACTTTTATTTAAGGTAAGTCATCCTCAGTAAGAGGTTCTAAATCAAATTCATATCCTCTTCTATTCTCCCAGTCCCATTGACTTACTCTATTAAGTAGTAAAACGGTCTCTTTAAAGAGGTATCCAAAAATAAATCCAAATATATAATCCATAAGTAAAATATTTTATCACATAAGTGAGGTTTGTGAAAACTTTTTGTGTTAACAGATTGTTAAACGTTTATTGCTTTGCCTATTTTTTTCTCTATGTAATCCAGAATGGGTATGTGTGCCCACTCTGGATAACTTTTAATAATATCAAGTATGAACTCGCCACTTTTGTAACGAGCATACGCTGATCTTTTGATCTTTCTAAGCATTAGCCTTTCGGAATCTTAGACATAAAGTCAAAAGGTGCATCTTCCAATGCGTTTTGTGCGACAGCAACTATTGCTGAAGCTGCTGCAACTAATGCAGCCATAATTACATCTGCTTCAAACATACCAGCTTGGTTTGCAACCATAACTGCTACGAATGCTTGGACAGCTGTTCTACCACCTCTGATAGCAGCATTCTTCCAATAAGTAGCATCTGCTTTTTTCTTTTTAGCTTTCGCCATTATTTACCTCTCTTGGGTTTCTTACCACCCATTCTACGTTTTGGCTTAGTTTTACCGTAGCCCATATTAATCTCCTAACTTAGATTATATTACGTCCTGCTTTTCCAGCTTCAAGGATTTTTACTTGTCCTCGAAGATCTGAAATCTTTTCATCAGACTCTAGTAAGTCTTTTACATTATGATATTTAATAGTAACTTCCTCACCTTTATCTAAAGCATCAGCGACTTTAGGATACAGTTTCTTATAAGCGGTACCACTAGAACCAATAAAACCATCTTTCTTTACATCAAGATCGCTTTGTGATTCACCAACGATTAAGCAACCGCTTGTGTGCTCGTCAGTGTTACCAGTATGAATAAGTATATACTCAAAACCCGGTACTTGTTTTATCCAAAGCATACCTCTATGGAATGCACCATATCTAGCAGTATATTTTGAATGAAAGCCACCAACAGTTCTGTACTCTATCTTGTATTCACCTTCAGGGATACAAGTTTCGTGCATTACTTTTACATCTCTATATTCGTCTTCTAATGTATAACATTCAAAGACATCATCGATAAATAAAAGACCGTTAGTAGCATCTTTTCCAAATTGGAATCTAATTACATCTAACTTCATATCAACATTCTAACAGGTGTCACTCAATGATTTTTGGATATTCCCAAAAGTATTCTTTTTTTTCAGCAGAAACTAAAAATACAAGTGTTCCCGGAGCACTATGGTCTCCAGATGTATCCGTATACCAACCAGAGCCACCATCTAATGAAGGACATTGCATAAACCATCTCCCACCTCTAGGTTGACAAAAGAAGTGATGAAAGTGACCAGATATAAGCAAATCTACATCGCCTATATCAGATTTACCCATTGCTTGTCCACTTAACCAATTAAGAGCTTTTTGAAAGCTATACTTACCACCAGTTCTAAACTGATGTCCGTGTACTAGCCCTACAGCGTGACCTGATATGTCTAATGTTAGACATAATTCATTTCCCGGTATAACAAACTTAATATGACCAAATGCTTTCTTATTTAGAGAGAAAGCATCTGATATTCTTTCAAATATTGCTATATCTTCATTATCTCCTAAATCAGTATATGATTTACCATTGTTTCTGTTTTCTCCGTGATTACCGGGTACAGCAGCAACAACTATGTTTTCAAAGTGTGGTGCCCATTCTATAAGTGCTTCAGTAACTAAACGTCTTACTACTTTTGATTGATCTCTTTTATTTAGCTCTACACCGAAAGTTTGTGAGGCATAATGCCCATCACAATTTTCAATCATATCACCAAGAGATAATACATAAAGGTTTTTTACCTTAGCTCCTAGTTTATTTACATTCTTTGCGTGTTCTATTACTTGAGGAATCATTCTGCTAGCTCTCTCAACAATACCTTCTGTTCCATCTCCATCTGGCTTTCCCATTTGCCAATCAGATAAACAGACAACTAGCGAATCTTTATTAGTAGTTGTTTTAGGTTTTTGATTTTTCTTAAACTTTTTAATATCAGAAACTAATTGTTTATAGTCTAAATCGTTTCGTTTAAGTTCTTTAGATACTATTGCAGCCCTGTAATAGTACATCCTCTTTCCACCATCAATAGCTGAGTCCCAACTCCTTACTTGAACTGGTTCCACTACATCAAACTTAGAAGGATCTAAGTTTAACTCTTCAAGTATTGCACTCCAGTCATTAATCTTTTCAGATTCTTGTGGATAAGATACAATCTCTCCTTCTTGACCATTGTGCTCAAATTTTGGTTCCCACCCTTTAGGGTGAACTTTATCTGATTTTTTAGTTGCTCTTAACTTGTTATCAGATTCGACTTTAGCGTAGTCGTTAAGATTTTTCACTTTTAGCAGCTTCTTTTAGAGCGTGTCTAATGTGGTCTGTAGATAATGGACATTTGTGTTCATTCTGTAGCCACCTAGCAACTGTAGACGCATTGATTCCTGATTTAAAACCATCTACTGCTTCATTCCATAGTTTCTCATTGTCTTTGCTTTTTAAACGCCAAGGTGTGTAACCTACTGTTGTAGGATCTTTGGCAGCAAATTCTTTAAGATTATTCTTCTTCGCTGGCACTCTGTTCTCCTCTCAAAGCTGCAATTTCTTCTTGCAACATACCTATAGTTGTTCTAAGTGATGAGTTCTCAATCTCACGAGACTTTACCTTATCACCGAGATCGTTTACCATTCCTTGTAGTTGACGATTCTTCATTAGAGCATCGTTAGCCATTTTGACTACTTCCTCTACAGGAATTTCTTGACTTTGGTTCTCTTCAGCCATATATTCTCCTTAGTATTAAATTACTGCTTGTATTGTATCATACGATTTCTTAGTAGTGGGTATTTCCTACTTGAAATCTTTGGAAATTTTAAGATATAAATTAACCAGATCATCAGCGTCTTGAACAAGGTTTATACCATTGATTCTCATATAGTTAAATTGTTTGAGTACAATTAACCTAATTTCATCGTGATCAATTATGTCGTCTAATACATCTTTTCTAGATGTACCTTCTGGGTAATTTTCTTTTATATATTCTTTGTTAGCCATATAGATACTATATCATAACAACCTAAAAGGTAGGAAGTTATTCAGCTTCTATACAACATTTGCACTCATCATATCCGGGTATATGCATATTAACATCGCTTGTAATGGATGAAGGTGCACGATTAGTAATACTACTTTTATTTAGGAGTTCATACTCCAAGTTATAAAGATTTACCATTCTTTCTTTTCTTCCTTCTGATTATATCTCTATAACCATTTGTAAACTTACTACGGAGTTCCATTCCTTGATCCTCTATAAGTTGTCTATCCTCTTCAGTTGACAGCCTAAGTTCGAGGTCAATACTTTCTCTCTTGAAAGGTATCACGTGCAAGAAAGGATCTCCTCTTTTTATTATAGTCTGTCCTTCTAAATGAAAAATAGAAGGAAAGTTTACTTGATGATAAACATCTGTTTCAACAATTCCGGGTAATAATGTATACCTATCTTCATCGTGAAGCATAGGTGGTAAAAACAATGTAGACCAACCGGGAGGTGTTTTGAAGAACCAAGGACTAATAAACTTAACTCCTTCGTTAAAATCGCCTTCTTTGAATGGGAAAGTAGCTAATTGATCAAAGCTATGAAATTCTATTTGACCAAAACCATCCCAGTCTTTTAAACCATCTTGATGATGCTCAAACTGAAACTTAGTGCCTATTCTTTGTATTATTGTGTCTGTCCAATAAGGTATTATGTATCCGTGTGCTAAGTAATCTACAACAG